TCACGACAGCCGGTAATCGCCTCGCCACCTTCGATCCGCCCAGGCCCGACACAGTCGAGCGTAAGCGTGGTTGGGCTGGCGTACAGGACCGGAATCGGATCCGTGCCCGCGACTGCGGACTCTGCCAGGAGTGTCAGCGTAATGGCAGGGTTAGCGTGGGCGTAGCCGTCGACCATAAGACCCCGCTCTGGATGGGCGGAAGCGATGAAGACGGCAATAAAGAACTCCTGTGCCAACCTTGTCATGATGCTAAGACCGCCCGGGAGGCGGCGGCGCGTGCGCGCGGCACCTGACGGCCAAAGGGAGGGGCGGGGTCAAAGTCTGGAACTATTCTTCGACCGACACCGCATGCCCTCTCATCCGCAGATTATTTTCCCCGTGGAGGAATTTGTTAATGGCTTTAACAGGCAAACAGCGAGCCTTCGCCGATGCCGTGTTGGCCGGGTTCTCCAATAAGGAGGCGGCGATTCGCGCCGGATACAGCGAAAAAACGGCATCAGCTGCCGGGTCCAGGCTTGTTAAAGAGCCGCCGGTAAAAAGTTACATCGATAGCAAGAGGAAGCCATCTGCAAGTGCCGGCAAGTCTCTGCCGCCTTCAGGGGTGCCCGGCGGTTCGGACGAAGTCAATTTCGATATCCCGCATACCGACGATCCGATCAAGTTCCTCACCAACATCATGAACGAGCCGGCTGCGGATATCCGTTATCGGATCGATGCCGCAAAGGCTATGTTGCCGTTCAAGCATCAGAAATTAGGCGAGGGCGGCAAGAAGGATGCGCAGGCCGACGCGGCGAAGAAAGCCGCTAACAAATTCGGTACGCCGGCGGCGCCTGGGCTCAAGCGCGTGAAGTAAAGGAGTAAAAATGGAGTGGTCCACAGCCTGCCTCGATTGGAAAGAGCGGCTGAAGAAGGGCCAGTCCATCATTCCGCCGCCGCTGTTTCCGGAGCAGGCCGAGCATGCAGTCCACATTTTCAAGCAACTGAAGATCGTCGATGCGCCAGGGAGTCCGACATTCGGCGACGCCTGTGACCAATGGGTGTTCGACCTGGTGGCTTCGATCTTCGGCGCGTACGACGCGCGGCCCGATTCGCCCACAGAGGGGCGGCGACTGATCACCGAGTGGTTCATCCTGATCCCGAAGAAGAACTCGAAGTCGACCATCGCGGCCGGGATCATGATGACGGCGCTGATCCTGAATTGGCGCATGTCGGGCGAGTTCACGATTCTGGCGCCGACGCTGGAGGTGGCCGCGAACTCCTTCGCGCCGAGCCGGGACATGGTGAAGCACGAGGAGGATCTGGACGACCTGATGCAGGTCCAGACCCATATCAAGACCATTACCCACCGCGGCACATCTGCGACGCTGAAGGTGATCGCAGCTGACGCGAATACAGCTGCGGGTAAGAAGTCCGTTGGCACGCTGGTTGACGAAATCTGGCTGTTCGGTAAGCAGGCGAACGCAGAGAACATGCTTCGCGAAGCGATCGGTGGCCTAGCGTCGCGACCGGAAGGCTTCGTCATCTACCTGACGACACAGTCCGACGAGCCGCCCGCTGGCGTGTTCCGGCAGAAGCTGCAATATGCGCGCGATGTCCGCGATGGGAAGATTGTTGACGCCCGCTTCGTGCCCGTGTTGTACGAATTCCCAGAGGAGATGATCGCCGCCGGCGAACATCTGAAACCGGAAAACTTCGGCATCGTCAATCCAAACCTCGGGTTCTCGGTGGATGCAGAATTTCTCGAGCGCGAGCTTCGCAAGGCCCAGGCCGGCGGTGAGGAATCGCTGCGTGGCTTTCTCAGTAAGCACCTCAACGTAGAAATCGGCCTGAATCTTCGGTCTGATCGTTGGCCAGGCGCCGAATTTTGGGAGCAGCAGGGAGTGCTCGAGCGGGCGTTCTCGCTTGAGGACCTGATCGCTCGATCGGAAGTCGTGACCATGGGCGGCGATGGCGGCGGCCTGGATGACTTGCTGGGGCAATATGCCATCGGTCGATGCAAGGATACGCGCCGATGGCTCGGATGGGGGCACGCCTGGGCTCACCCATCGGTACTTGAGCGGCGCAAGGAAATCGCGCCTCGGCTGCAAGACTTCGCCAAAGATGGCCACCTTACTCTCGTGAAACGCATCGGTGAGGACGTCGAGCAGTTCGCGGCTAACGTGGCCAAGGTCCACGAGGCGGGCCTGCTGAACAAGATGGGTATTGACCCCAGTGGTATCGGAGGCATTCTTGATGCGATGTTGCAGGCGGGGATTCCTGAGGATCGAATCGTCGGCATCTCACAGGGCTGGAAGCTCACCGGCCCCATCAAGACAGCTGAGCGCAAGCTCGCTGAGGGCGTGTTCGTGCATGGCGCGCAGCCGTTGATGGCTTGGTGTGTTGGCAATGCTCGTGTCGAGCCACGTGGAAACGCCATCCTTATCACGAAACAGATTTCCGGCTCGGCCAAGATCGACCCCCTGATGGCGATGCTCAACGCGGTTGAGCTTATGTCATTGAACCCGACTGCCGACAGCGGCGAGATTACCCAGGGCTTCGTACTCCTGTAAGGAACACTATGGAACTATTCGATGCGCTGGCTGCTACCGCGCACTGGCGGCATGCGCCTTCGCGTTCGGAAGAGTCGAAGGTGTCGAACCAAGCGCAATACGGCCCAGATGTAATGGAGGCCTTCGGAATCGCGCCGTCCGGTACGACAGTGTCGGCGACGTCCGCGATGCGTGTGTCGGCGGTCGCTGCGTGCGTGGCGAAAATCGCCGGCGCAATCGTCAGCATGCCGATCCACGAGTACGCGCTGGACGGCGGCGAGATTCCCTCCCGGCTGCCGCGCAGCGACTTGTGGTATCTGCTCAACGAGCAGCCCAGCCCGCAGTACACCGCCGCGTCGATGTGGGAGGGTGTCAGTATGGCGCAGCTTCTGCGCGGCGATGCCTACGCACTGCTGCGCTGGCGGATGAATGGCACGATTCGCGAGATCTTGCCACTGCCGTGGGGTAGCGTCTCACCGATTCGCTCTCCGGTTGAAGGCGTGCGCTACTACGTCAATTTGCCTTATCACGGCATCTCGACTTGGTTTGATCCCTCCGACATCCTCCACTTTCCTGGCCTGGGCTTCGACGACAACGTAATGCGGTCGATGTCGGTAATCCAGTTCGGCGCCCGTTCGGCGATCGGCAACGCCCTTGCGATGGACGAATACAGCGGCAAGTTTTTCGAGGGCGGCGCGCACCCGTCGATCATCCTGCAGGCCTCGGCAAAGATGAGCGACACGCAGATCGGCCAGATGCAAGCGGCGTTTGCAAGCAGGTATGCCGGCCTGGCGAATGCTCACCGCCTGCCCCTCGTACTGACCGAAGGTATCACGGCGAAAGAGCTGAGCTTGTCAGCCGAGGATGCTCAGTTGCTCGAGGCCCGCAAGTTCCAGGTCATGGACATCGCCCGAGCGTTCGGCGTCCCTGGCTTCATGATCAACGAGAGTACCGGATCGACGTCCTGGGGTTCTGGTCTGGAGACGAACGGTAAAGCCTTCGTCCAGTACACCCTGCAGACGTGGCTTCGCAAAATCGAGCAGGAGCTAAACCGAAAGCTCTACCCACGAAATAACGGCCGATTTCTCGAGTTCAACCGCGAGGCGCTATACGAAACCGACCTCAAGGCACAGGGCGAGTACTCGCGATCTGCCGTTGGCGGGCCGGGCTCTGGCGATGGGTGGATGACAGTGAATGAAATCCGGCGCCGGCAACGCATGCCGCCCGTGCCGGGTGGAGACGAAATCTACCGCGCCCCACGCGATCAATCCCAACCCGGAAGCAAAGCACCCAATGAACAAGATCCTTCAGCTGTATCGTGACAACGCTGGCCGTGAGAAGCGGCCGGTCAACGTCGCTCGTAACGCGGACGAGGCCTCGTTGTACATCTACGATGTTATCGACTCGTATTGGGGCGTGAGCGCGGTTCAGGTGATCGACGCCCTGGGCCAAGTGGCGGACGCCCAAGTGCTGAACGTCTACATCAACAGCCCGGGCGGTGACGTGTTCGAAGGCCGAGCCATCATGGCCGCGCTGTCGCGCTTCGCCGGTAAGAAGATCGCCCATATCGACAGCCTGTGTGCGAGCGCAGCTACCAGCATCGCGCTGGCGTGCGATGAGGTCGAGATTACCGAGGGCGCCTTCTTCATGATCCACAACGCCAGCGGCTTCGCCTGGGGCGACAAGAACGCGATGCGCGAGACCGCTGATCTGCTGGAAAAGGTCGAAGGGTCGATCGTGCACGACTACGTGTCCAAGACCGGTAAGGATGATCAGCAGATCATCGGCTGGATGAATGCTGAGACGTGGTTCAACGCGACTGAGGCGCTCGACAACGGGTTCGTGGACCGCGTAACGCCATCGCCGACCGCAAACAAGAGCGCGACCAACATGTGGAACTTGGCGGCGTACGCCCGTGTGCCGCAAGCGCTGACAAACGCGGTGACGCCGAAAGAGCCCGTGAAACCGCAGGCGAAGGTAGTGGTGACGCCATCGGCTGAAGGAGACGACGCGCTCAATGCAGACGAAGTGAAATTCCTTCGTGAGATGGCGGTCATGCACGAAGCTGCGATCGCGCTCGCGAAAGAGGTTCTACCGCTGGCCACATCAGACGATGTTGAGGATCTAGCCGAAAGCATCATCAGCAGCCAAGCCGGCGAACTGGAGCTGATGAAGACCTGGATTGATCTTGGCGCGACGCCAGAACCAGATGAAGGTCCGGAGCCTGCGCCAAACAACAGCGTATCGCAATCCGTTCGTAACCGTCTCACCCTGCTGCAGTTGTAACGCTTCTCGCGCTACGTCCTGCTTCATCCCACCGGGAGCCCATGCGGCTCCCTTTTCTTTTTGAAGGAATCACATGGCTGACACCATCCAAGCCCTGCGCGAGAAGATTGCCAACCTCGCGACCCAAGCGAACAATCTGGTTGCCGAAAAGGGCGATCAGAAATGGACCCCCGAAGAGCAGACGAAGTTCGACAACTTCGCCAGCGAGATCACGGCCGCAAAGGCTTCGATCGCGAATATCGAGCGCATGCGTGAGCTCGACGCCGACAAGTTCTTCAACGACGCGTCGCGGAAGCCGCCGAAGCAGGATGGCGCCGTCGAGATCTCCGCCCTGGTCGCCGTGGCCCTGTACATGCGCCATGGCCAGAACGTCACCGCCGAGCAGGCCGCTGCGATCCGCAACGCCATGTCGACGACGACCCCGAGCGAGGGTGGCTACACCGTTCCGGCCGAGGTGGCGGCAATGGTCATCGACCGCCTGAAGGCCTTCGGCGGCATGCGCAGCGTCGCAACGATCCTGACGACTGAGACCGGCCACGCGATGAACTTCCCGACCAGCGACGGCACGGCCGAAGTCGGCGAGATCCTGGCCGAGAACGCGGCGGCGACCGGCAACGACATCACGTTCGGCACTGTGGGCCTGCCGGTCTTCAAGTACTCGTCGAAGAAAATTGCCCTGCCGGTGGAACTGATTCAGGACAGCGCGATCGACGTCGTTGCCTTCGTCGTGAACCGCCTGGCGACGCGCATCGCGCGTATCCAGAACCTGCATTACACCACTGGCACTGGCTCTGGCCAGCCGAATGGCGTCATCACGGCGTCCACGGTCGGTAAGGTCGGCGCCACCGGGCAGACGCTGACGGTCATCTACGACGACCTGGTCGACCTGAAGCACTCGGTCAACCGTGCGTACCGCTCGAGCGCCGAGTGGATGATGAACGACCTGAGCGTCGCCGCGGTCTCGAAGCTGAAAGACACCGTCGGCCGTCCGATCTGGATCCCGTCCGTCACCGAAGGCGCGCCGGATCTGCTGCTGGGCAAACCGGTCAACGTCAACGACGACATGGCGGTCATGGCCGCCAACGCGAAGTCGATCGCGTTCGGCGACTTCTCGCAGTACACGATCCGCGACGTCAAGAACAGCACGACGATGCGTCGTTTCGACGACTCGGCCTTCGCCCTGAACGGCCAGGTCGGCTTCTGCGGCTGGACTCGCTCGGGCGGCAATCTGCTCGACACCGCGGCAATCCGCCTTTACCAGAACAGCGCAACCTGATCGTAACTGGTGGCCGGCTTAGGCCGGCTGCCGCCACTGGAGATAGAACATGGCAGAAGCCCAGAAAGTAAAAGCGCGCGTCCTGGTTACGTGCGACCTCGGTCAACCCAACGACGTCATCGAGATCGATGCGAAGCAGGCAAAGGCACTGGCCGGTACGGTCGATGCCGATCCCGAGGCGGTCGCATACGCCGAGTCGCTGAAGACCGCCCAGTAATCGAGCGGGCCCGGTCCTGCGCCGGGCCTAACAAGGAATTTAGAGGAAGCGCCAATGGCTGAACGATTGATTACTCCGCCGTCCGCGTTGGCGGTGTCACTCGATGCAGCCCGTCGGGTTGCGCGAGTCAGCGGCACTTCGCTGGATGCCGAGCTGACCGACAAGATTCAGGGCTTCACGGAAGACGCCGAGCACGCGACGGCGCGAGCCTTCGTCCAACAGACCTGGGCTGTGTTTCTCGACGCCTTCCCGGATGCGATCAAGCTCCCAAAGTCGCCACTGATTAGCGTCGATCACGTCAAGTTTTACGACGCGGACGGCGTTTTGCAGACCCTCGATCCACAAGACTATCTTGTCGATGACAAGAGTGAGCCAGGCTGGGTCGTGCCGGCACCGGGGCTTGCGTGGCCAGCTACTGCGACGCGCATTAACGCCGTCGAAGTGCAGTTCGTGTGTGGCTACGGCCAAAGTGACCAGAGCGTGCCAGCATCGATCAAGCAGTACATCCTCGGCATGCTCGAGAACGAGTACTACCCCAATGCAAACGCCCAGTTCCTGGGGCGCTTGCTGGATCGAGAAAAGGTGTACGGATGACCGCGCCGTTTCGACTTGATGAGCAGGTGACGATCGAGCAGCGGTCGATTCTCCGGGATCCAGAGTACGGCACGGAGACCGAGCAGTGGGACATCATTGCTGATCACATCTGGGCTAACGCTCAGGACATTCTTCCGAGTCGCAATGCCGAATCGACGACGAATGGCCTCGCCACTGTGCTAACGCGCACTCGTCTTCGGATCCGTATCGATGATCGCATCGCACCCGAAATGCGCGTTACGCTGCACGATAAGAGTGGCCGACAAATGAAGATCAAGGCTGGGCCGGCTCTTCTGGATGATCGCCGGCACGTCGAATTCATGTTGGAGGGTTTCGGCCATGGATGACCAGGCGATCATCGGTGGTCGTGAGCTTGACGCGTTCCTCCAGCAGCTTCCGGTAAAGGTGGAGCGCAACATTCTGCGCGCGGCGATGCGGGCCGGCGCGAACGTCTTTAAGGCTGCAGCCAAAGAAGCCGTCCCGGTCGACGATGGCGACTTGAAGGCCAGCATTCGTGTCACGACCAGAACAAAGAACGGCACGGTTTATGCCTCGCTCAAGGCCGGCGGGAAAAAAGCCCCGCATTGGCACTGGGTCGAGTTCGGAACCGCTGCGCACAAGATCAGGGCCAAGCCGAACCATGCTCTTTCGTTTGGTGGCGTCACGGTGCACGAGGTAGATCACCCAGGTGCGAAGCCAAAGCCGTTTATGCGGCCAGCGTTCGACTCCGCAGCTGCTGCAGCAGTTGCTGCTGCGGCTGCGAAGATACGTGAGCGCCTTACGAAAGAGGGTATTAACACACCCGCTCCGGAGGATGGATGACGGCGAAGATTATCCGCGCACTGCTTGTCGGTGCCACGGAAATTACCTCGGATGTGCCGGTAGATCGTATCGTTGCTGGCACCGTTAAGGCGGGTACGCCGCTGCCAGCCTTGGGAATTACCGAGATAGGCGGCGCCCCAGTCGGCTCAATGGACGCCCAGGCCGAGTTCTCGATTGTGACTGAGAGGGTGCAGGTTACAGCGATGTGCAAGACGTATCCAGAGGTAAAGGCATTGCTCAAGTTGGTTCGGCGTGCCTGCAACTTCCAGCGCGGCACGATAGCGGGCGAAAACGTCGTCAGCATTGTGCGCGATACGGTTGGCCCGGATCTTGATGATCCAGCCGGCAACAGCTTCCAAAGCATTGACTTCAAAGTCACGTACTACGAACAGAACTAGCAGCATAAACATCATCAACCCGAGCCCGCACAGCTTCCGCTTGCGGGCTTTTTTCATTCGCAAAAGGAACAGACATGGGCACTGGCTCGGGCGTATATAAGCAGGTAACGTACAAAGTCGAAACCACCTATGGTACGGCGCCGGGCGCCGCGTCGGCGCAGTCGTTGCGTCGTGTGACGTCGTCCCTGGACTTGACCAAGGACACCTATCAATCGAACGAGATCCGCCCTGACTTCCAGGTCGCGGACTTCCGTCACGGCCTGCGTAAGGTCGGCGGGTCCATCAGTGGTGAACTGTCGGCGAAGACGTACGGCGACTTCATCGCAGCCGCCCTCAAAAAGGATTTCGTTGCCGGAGTTAGCGTGGCCAGCGCCTCCATTACGGTGGGCGGCACGGCAGGAGCATGGACGCTCACGCGTGCAGCCGGCTCGTGGCTGACTGATGGTGTCAAGTTGGGCGACGTGGTGCGCCTGACCGCTGGTGCGTTCAATGCGAGTAACCTGAACAAGAACATCCAGGTTACCGCCATTACCGCGACGGTCCTGACCGGTATCGTGCTGAACGGATCGAGCCTGACGGCGGAGGGGCCTATCGCGAGCGCAACGCTCACCGTCTACGGTAAAAAAACGATGGTCCCGCAGACCGGTCATACGGACAAGTCCTTCTCGATCGAGCACTGGCATCCGGACGTCGGCGCGACTGGCGCAAGCGACCTTTTCACCGGCTGCAAGGTTTCGAAGGTGACGTTCACGCTGCCGGCTACAGGCATGGCGACCGTGGCTGTCGAGTTTACGGGTAGGGACGCGACGCCAGGCACGGCCCAATACTTCACGTCGCCAACGGCGGTGACGGTCACGGGCACGATGGCGGCTGTGAACGGTGTTGTGAAAGTAGGTGCCGCTACCGGCGGCACCATCACCAGCGCGAGCATCGAGATCTCGTGCGCACAGTCGAGTGAGCCGGGCATCGGCTCGAACGTCGCGGACCAAGTGGCTACCGGCCGCGTCATCGTTACCGGCCAAGTGACTGCGAAGTTCGATTCGACCGCGCTGCGTGACGCCTTCTACAACGAGACCGAGATCAGCGCATACCTCGCCTTCACGGCCGACAACACCGCCGCGTCCGACTTTATCGCGTTCAGCATGAACCGGATCAAGGTGAACGGCGCGTCGAAGGACGATGGCGAAAAGATCCTGATCCAGACGATCCCGTTCCAGGCGCTGCTGAACACCGATGGCGGCGCGACTCAGCCCGAGGATCTGACGACCATCAGCGTGCAGGACTCAGCTTACTGATCCATTTCGCCGCAGTAGCGGCAACCAAGGCACCGACCGGCTGCCGTCGCCTTTCGCGGGCGCGGCGGCCGGCACGGGCAATACTTCAACCTCTCCGCGAAAGAGAAAACAATGAACGCAACCGCACAACCCTCCGATCTGCTGACCAAACTGGTGGCCTCCCTGGACATCGACGCATTTGACGACGTGCCGACAGGTCGTCTGGTTCTCGTGAACCCGAAAACGAAGGAGCCTACCAGCACGTACATCGAACTGGCCAGCCCGGAGCACGAGTCGCGCAAACGCATCGACCTGGCGCGCACCCGCAAACTACGCGCCGAGTTCTCCGCCACCGGAAAGATGCCGTCGTCCGATCCGCTGGAGGACATGGAGGACGAGCTCGACTATCTGGTCGCATCGGTGTTGGGCTGGAACGTCACCCGCGGCAGTCAGCCCGTCGAGTGCACGTCGACCAACGTGCGCGCGCTGCTGTCCGACCCGACGAAGCAATGGCTGCGCACCCAGGTCCGCGCCGGCATCAACAAGACCGAGCTTTTTATCGCCGACTCCGCGAAAGCCTGACGGAGTGCTGCCGCGCCGAGTACGAGCTGTCGGCGCGGCTCGGTGACGGCGCAACGCTACGCACCCATTTGCAACGCGCAGCGAAGAACACCGGTGAGCGAGATCCGCGGCTTAACATCCAATGGCCGCGGCTCGGCCGGGTACTCTGGGACGCCTTCCGTGGTATCGGTCGCTCAATGACGATGAATGGGCCCGGGCCGATCACGCCGCAGGACATCTTGGCGTATCAAACACTTTACAGCGTGACGTTCACGGCGTGGGAATTGGAGGTGATCGAAGCCTTCGATGCGATCGCGCTGGAGGCGATGCACAAGAAGGAGTGACGGGGCGCGAAATCAGCACCCCATCTAGCGTGGATGGTGGCGGTGCGTTCCTACCCAGGCTTTGCGACCTTCAGCCGGCCTTTTTCTTCGCATCCGCCGCACCGGCTAATCGTTGCGCGCGCATATTCCTGATGACCGAAAGCGCGCCCTCTAAGAATAGCTTTTCGGTGTCGGTAAAGCCTTCTTCGGTCGCAAGTGAGACTTCGAGGCGAGCGACAATTTCCGCGTTCATCGAGCGATTGTTCAGCTTGGCGGACTCGGCGATGCGGTCGCGCATCCCCTCGGGGAGGCGGACGACGAACTGCTCTGCAGTCCGGCTTGGTGGTTTTGTACTCATTGCCGCAACGTACTAGCAAAGTGCGATATTTTCAATAATATGTAGTTGCGATCATCGCAAAGTGCGAGTATAGTGCAGGACATTGACACAGTGAAAGGAGGGCGACATGTCTCAGGTCACGGCGCCGGTTCAGATTCAAATCCGAACGAGCGCTGCAAATAAAGACTGGCTGAAGCGAGCGGCCGACGCTCAAGAGCGATCGGTGAACTGGCTCATCCACAAGATGTTTACCGATGCGCGTCTCGCTGAAGAGGCAAAGCAGAGTGCGTAGCGGGAAAGAAAAAGCCCTGATCGGCTTGGCGGCAGGATCAGGGCTCTTGGTGAATCCACAGATGAATGAGGAATCGGAATGAAGACTATCACAAGTGACAACGGCGCGCAATCGAATGATGGCCTGAGCGCGCAACAGCGTGAACTCCTGGTCAACTTCAGCAACATGAGCAAGACGGCCCGTGACACGTTTTTCGCTATGTCGCGAGAGTTCGCACGGATGCTGCCGCACCACCGTCCGCAACTGAAGTTGGTCGCGGGAGGCGCAGCATGAACGACATGATCACTATTGGCGGCATCGAATTGGCTCCGATCGAGTATCGCGGCCAGCGCGTGATGACGCTGGCTATGATGGACGCGGTGCATCGTCGCCCGGAAGATACGGCTCGCCGGACTTTCAATAAGCATCGGGCTCGGCTGGTTGAAGGGGAAGATTACCACGAGGTGACTGCGGACGAAATTCGTACGCAGTCGCTCGGCGAAGCATTCGCCCCTCGAACGCCGAAAGGCACGCTTCTGACAGAAACTGGCTATTCGATGCTGGTCAAAAGCTTCACCGACGACCTGGCATGGGATGTGCAGCGCCAGTTGGTAAAGTCGTATTTTGGCAAACAAGGAGGATTTGACCAGCTTGCTATGCTCCCGCCAGAGCAGCGCGCACTGGTGCAATTGATGTGCGAGAACGCCGAAATCAAGGCTCGCCAGACGCAAATAGAGGTGAAGCAGAGTGAGCAGGCTGAAGCTATCAAGCGTATCGAGGTCAAGCAGTCTGCCTTCGAAAACGGACATTCGTTCTTCACCGCTGTTGCCTTCTGCGCGCTGCGTGAGATCAAGCTGTCGATGCGGGACCTGCAGCGCCTGGGCAGGAAGGCCGGTGCGATCAGTCGTAAGAAAGACATCCCGATCGATAAGGTCCGCGACGTCCGGTATGGCATGGTCAACTCGTACCACGAGGAGACGTTGACTCAAGCCCTCAACGAAATTCATGGGGGTATGTGATGGAAGTCTTAAAACTGAAGTTGATCGGCACCTCTCCGCTGATGATGCACAGCGACCGGTTGGCGAATCCACTGCTGCCCGAGACAAAGGCGCATAAGTCGCTGACCGCGAAGCGCAAGAAGACCGATGAGGACCATCTGGCGATCGCGCGGTCCGAATTTATAAGTGGGCTGTATTACAGCGAGTCGGCCGGCGTGTACGTGCCAGGTCAAAATCTCGACGCAACATTTTTGGCCGGCGCCAAGTTGCAGAAGCTCGGCACAGCGTGGAAGCGAGGGGCGCTGGTCGTCACCGACCGTGTGAAATTGTTGTATGACGGCCCGCGCACACCGGAGGCGCTGTGGGAGGACACGCGATTCGTCGACTGCCGCGGCGTCAAGGTCGGCACTGCAAAAGTGATGCGCTACCGGCCGGTGTTCATGGAGTGGGCTGCCGAACTAGAGTTGGCGTTCAACCCTGAAATCATGAATGAGGGTGAAGTCAAGAAAGCTATTGCAGATGCTGGTGCTCTGATCGGTGTTTGTGAGTATCGCCCACGTTTCGGCCGATTTCAGGTGGCCTATGGATGACGACGACAAAATGTCGCTACTCCCGGAGTGGCGCCAAGCTGTAAGGGACTTCCTCGCAGCCGGCTTCAAAGAGGGCGATGTGGTTTCGCACTCGTGGCTTGAAGAGCGCTTCGGCATGAAGAAGCTCGAGGATGATAGGCCACTGTTGCCGGTCGACTGGAATGCGCGCCAGTTTGAATGGCTTCGAAACATCGAGGCATTTCGAGCTGAACTGCTCGAGCAGCATCAGATTTTTTTGAGCAGCGTATTCGGCGAGGGGTACCGATTGGTGCCGCCGCGCGAGCAAACTGCGATCGCGCAAGAGCGGTTCGAGCGCGAGGCTAAGCGGTCTTATCGCAAGGCAGCTAACACGCTGAAGAACGTGCGAATTGGTGAGTTGACCGAGTCTGAGAGGAAGGAAAATCTGGATGCGATCGCGCGCATTGCGATGCTGCGCGGCTTCCATAGGTCGATTGAGTAGGATGCCGTAACGGCCAGCGTCCCGCTCGCGGGGCGCTGTTCGATGCGAAAGCATCATGCGGCGGGCCTTAGCTCGGTTTGCTAAGGTCTGGCATGGTTAGGTCCGCTGAGGCTAGGTAGGCTGGGTTATGGGCTGACAACAGCGTCTAGCGCCTTCTAACGAGGGCGCTATTCGGTGCGGTACGCTGCGCTACGGTGTGTCACGGCAAGACGTGGTAAGCCGGGCCGCGGTAAGGCATGGGCTGACAACAGCAGCCAGCATCTTCAATGAGGGTGCTGGTTGATGCGGTAAGCATCGATGGCATGGTATGGTGGGCTGAGCAATGGCGAGGCATGGCCGGGTCTGGTCGACTGCGGCGAGATAGTAGTGCACGGGAGCCCCTAATGGGGGCTTTTCGTGCTTTGCATTTCACTGGTGTAATATTTCCCCTCTCAACTAGGAGGGGGTATGAGCTCAATCACGATTCATGCTGGAGACTTCCCAAAAGGGAAGGCATCGTTAGGGTTCGGTGTAATTACTTTCCCATGGCAACCTGGAGACGGGTTCAGTGCTGGAAACAGCGTGGTGCTAAAAAATCATCTGGAGTCCGTTGAAATCGCGTCAGAGGAGTCGGTAAAACGGGTAGGCGGAACGCTTGGGTGGGGCATAGCAGGAGCCACATTGCTCGGGCCGGTGGGTCTGCTTGCGGGGCTACTGCTTGGGGGCAAAGGCAAAGATGTGACATTTGTGGCTGTCTTTAAGGACGGGAAAAAGATGCTTGCCACGGCCGATGCGAAAACATACACGAAATTGCAGGCCATAGTTTTTTAGATTCCACTTCTCAAGTGAAGCCAGCCTTGCGCTGGCTTTTTTATTGCCACCTTCGGGTGGCATTTTTATTGGAGCTCACGTGATTGTTGGCGATCTCGAAATCAGATTGCGCGCAGATATTGCTCGCCTACAAAGAGACATGGATGACGCTCGCCGGGTCGTAGGCGACGCTGCCACGGCAATGGGTCGCGCTGCCGAGATGGCCAAGAACGCGCTGGCCGGTATTGCTAGCGCCGTAGGGCTGGCGAAAATAGCCCAGATGAGTGACGAATACTCGAAGCTCACGGCCCAACTGCGCCTCGCGACAGATAGCACTAGTGAGTATGCTCAAGCCTATGCTGACGTCAAGCGTATCGCTAACACTTCGCAGTCGGATTTGGCCGCAACTGGCTCGCTGTACGCGTCTCTCGCTCGCGCAACAAAAGATCTAGGAACGTCGCAGAAAGGCGTAGCCGATATTACCGAAGCAGTAAATCTCGGGCTGAAGATCTCAGGCGCTGGCGCTCAGGAGTCCGCGGGTGCGATCCTGCAGCTTTCGCAGGCCTTTGCAGCAGGCGCTTTAAGAGGCGATGAGTTCAATAGCGTCGCCGAGTCCGCGCCGCGTCTGATGAAGGCGCTAGCCGACAACATCGGTGTCCCAGTGGGCGCTTTGCGTACGATGGCTGAGCAGGGAAAATTAACTGCCGACGTGGTGGCTAAGGCGCTCCCTCAGGCTCTCGTACAACTGCGTGGCGAAGCTGGGCAAATTCAAACTATCGCAGGCAGCTTCGTAGTCTTAAAGAACAGCGTGCTCGAGTTCACGGGCGTACAAGCCCAGTCGAGCGGCGCCGTGACGGTGCTTACCAGCGGCATCAACCTGCTGGCGAATAATCTTAACGTCCTGGCGGGTGCGGCAGCCACAGTCGCCGCAGTGAAGCTAGGCAATTGGCTCAACGGTACCATCTCAAGTGCGACGAGCGCCTTCACCGCCAATCGGCAGTTGGCAGCGTCCACTATTGCGACGGCCGAGGCGAATGCGACCGCAACGGCGCAGGCATCGCTGCTGGCAAATGCCCGCTTGGCTGAGGTTCGCGCTGCCACGCTGGCAGCATCCGGGGAAGTGCAGCTAGCGCTGACCACCAACGCCCTTATCCCGGCTCAAGCACGTGCGGCTGCTGCAGCTGAGGCGCACGCTGTCGCCATGGGGCAGCTCACCGTAGCGCAGCGCACCGCCGCTCTCGGCGCAACGGCAGCGTCACGGATCATTGGTGGCCTTGGCGGTCCGCTTGGAGCGCTGATCACCGTGCTCGGTCTGGCAGCGACGGCGTGGTCCTGGTACAAGGAAAAGCAAGATGAAGCGACCCGTAAAGCGCAAGAGGACGTTGGTCAATCTACCAATGAGATCGTCGACAACCTAAAGCAGCAAAACGAGCAAATGCGTCAGCGGATTCAGTTGGCGCAGCGATATGGCGATATCGATGCCGCTCAAGACAGCCCCGCGCTTCAGCGCATGGCTGAGCTGCAACAAAAGATCAACGACTTAAAGGCCCAGGGCGCCGGCATCTCGTCTGGCGATTCGGTCGCACTCATCGACTATGAGGGACAACTGTCTGACCTCAAGAAGGTCGTCGACCAAAATAAGGAATACAAGGCAACCTTGGAGTCGACTGGCAAGGCGGCACTCGACCTCATCACTGTCCAGCAGCAGCTCGCCGGTGTGAACCAGCAGTATCTGGATGACCTTACGAAATTAAAGGCCGCACTTGACAAGGGGGCAATTAGCCAGGGCGAATACGTCGCCGTTGTGTCGAAGCTTGCAAAGGACACATACACGGGCTCGACCGCTGGCAAGTTGTTTGCGCAAAGTTTGGATGCCCAGGCGGCAGCCATTGAGCGCGCTGCAGAGGCGCAGAGCCTTCGAAACCAGCGAGATCAGGAACATATCCAGTTCCTGAAAAGCAGCGGGCAGGTAGACGACGAGGCCACGATCAGGGCGGCAGCCGCGGCACAAGTGAAGGATCTCAACGATCAGATCACGGCGCAACAAAGGCTCATGGGTGTCGAGCGGCAGCGTCAGGTCAGCGCTGAGCAAATGGCGCAGAAGCAGGCTGAAATCAACGGTAAGGTAGCTAACTTGCGCATCCAGATCGACAACGCGCAGAAAAAGCGCGACGAGGATCTGTTCCTGCTCGAGCAGCAGCGCTATCGTCAGGCTGTTGGCAACGCGGCTGATTTGATCGAGAGTGAGCAGGCTGAGTTGGCAAGCCTTCGGCAGCAAACCCAAGCCCAAATTGACTACAACGAACAAATCGGCCTGAGCCAAACCCAGGTGGCCGCATTGACCGCGGCGCACCTTGAAGAGGCGGCAGCGCGCAAGGATGCAGAATCCGTTACGGCTGAAGGACTCGACCTCACCGGCGAGCGCGCGCAACGCATACGCGACGAGGCAGCGGCGATCCGTGAGCGTGCTGCAGCGGTGGTCGATGGCGCGGCAAAGCAGCAGCGCTACGATCAGTGGAAGCAGGCGATCGATCAGTATGGCCAAGTCTTCCAGCAGGGCTTCGCCGACATGCTGAACAATGGCAACGCTGGCTGGCAGTCGTTCACGAAGTCCCTCGTGACCACGTTCAAGACGTCGGTGGTCGACCAGATCTACAAAATGTTCGCTAGGCCGATTATCGTGCAGTTGGTCGGTAGCTTCATGGGCATTAGCCCGACCGCCATCGCCGGTGAGATCGCTAGCCAGCCGAACGCATATGGTGTCACCGCGAATAGTGGCTCTGGCGTTGGAAGTGCCATCAGTGCAGCACAGGTGGCGTCGACGCTTTACAAGGCCGTTAGCGGCGGGTTCTCGGCGCTGGGTACGACTGTGGCGGATGCGGTTCAGGCGGGCATGTATCAGACTGGCATGACGACGCAAATTGCTAGCAACGGCGCTTTCGCGACCGGGGTCGGCACTGCGGCAAGCTACGGCGCTGGTGTTCTGGGTGGCCACTACATCGGCAATGCGATCGCGGGTGACTACAGTATCAACCATGGCCAAGCGGTTACGAGCATCGCTTCCGTAATCGGTGCGGTAATTGGTGGACCGATTGGCGGGATCATCGGCGGTGCTGTCGGTGGCCTGATCAACCGCGCCTTCGGACATGGCTCGACCGAGGTCCAGTCTCAAGGCCTTCAAGGTACTCTCACGGCTAGCAGCCTGGCCGGCAACAGCTATCAGAATCTGCATCAGGGTGGCGGGTGGTTCACCAGCGATCGTAACTGGAAGGACACCAAGGCGTTCACTGAACAAATGGTGGCCCAGTTCACGCAGGGGTTGGCCGCAATCGAGTCGACATCCTCGGGCTTCGCGAAAGCGCTGGGCGTGTCTGCGGATTGGGTATCTACCTACTCGAAAGACTTCAACCTGGCACTGACAGGCGATGCGGCGAAGGACCAGCAGGCCATCACGGACTTTTTCAGCGGAATCGGTGACGAGATCGCGAAGAAGCTAGTGCCGAATCTGGACCAATTCAGCAAGACTGGCGAGACTGCATCGGCGACACTCGAGCGTCTGGCCGGCGACTTCGAAGCCACTGACCAAGTCGCGCAGCTTATCGGCAAGACGGCTGCGGAGGCATTTGGTACCGCGGGCATTGAATCGGCGAAGGCGCGCGAGCAGTTGGTTAGCCTGGCTGGCAGTGCGTCGACGCTGACGTCGCAGGCGCAATCGTACGCACAGAACTATCTGACCGATTCCGAGAAGCTGGCGCCGGTGCAGAAAGCGCTTGATGCTGCGATGGCGAGCCTTGGCCTGTCGTCGATCCAGACGCGGGATCAGTTCAAGGCAGTCGTCAACTCTCTCGATCTGACGACTGAAGCCGGCGCGAAGGAGTTCACGTCCTTGATGGCCCTTGCGGATGCGTTCGCGCAGGTGCATCCGGCTGCCAACGACGCGGCGACCGCAGTTCAGAACGCAGCCGACGCACTCCAGGCGATCAAGGACTCTGCTGGCACATTGGTTGGTGACGTCGACAGTGCGTTCTCGGTGTTGCAGAAGGTGGTCGAGCGCGAGAAGACTGCAGTCCAGACGGCTATCGACGCGCACACTGCTGCGGTGAGCAAGCTGCAAAGCCTGTCTCAGTCGCTTCACAGCACCCTGAACAGCATGATGTCGCCAGATCAGCAGGCGATGGCGCGCACGGCTGGCCAGGCGCAAATTCGGGCAGCACTGGCGATCGCGAAAGCGGGCGGGCCGCTGCCGGATGCGGACTCCCTTAAGGATGCCTTGAGCGCGGTATCGAAGACGTCGACCGACCAATTCAAAACGTATCAGGACTACCTCAAGGATCTGTATAAAACGCAGAACGACATCGCGGCGCTGGGTCAGGTCACGGATGATCAGCTTTCGGTAGAGCAGAAAGCGCTCGCGACGGCGCAGGACCAACTGAAATCGCTTGACTCGGTGCTGACGAAAGCGCAGGACCAGATCGACGTGCTGAAGGGGCAGTCCACCACTCTGCTGTCGATCGATCAAGCGATTCAGGGTCTGTCGACGGCGATCATGGCCGCGCAGGCCAATCCTGTTGTTGCGGCCACATCGACCATCAACAAGGCTTACCAGTCGTCGCTTGGTCGTGCGCCGGATGCCGCTGGCTTGGCGTACTGGCAGCAGCAGGCCGCTGCCGGCGTGTCTCCAGGCGACATTCAGAAGGCTATTTCGACGTCTCCAGAGGCGACGCTGCAAGGCATGTACCAAACTATGTTGCATCGCTCAGCCGATGCTGCGGGTCTGAATTACTGGCTCACGCAGCTGCAACACGGCGTGTCGTGGTCGGACGTCGGTAATGCGCTGATGAACAGTGCCGAAGCGAATGGGAAGGTTCCTGGCTTCGCGTCTGGCGGTGACTTCGGTGGCGGCTGGCGCATCGTCGGTGAGAACGGTCCGGAACTGGAGGCAACAGGACCGGCGCGCATCTTCAACGCGCAGCAAACGTCGTCGCTGATGAGTCGATTGACCAGCCCAGCGAGCAACAACGATGCGCTGCTGGTTGAACTTAGAGAGCTTCGCAAGACGGTCGAGGCGCAGCAAAGGGCGCTCGACAAGATTGCGCACAGCACGGGAAGGCACGCAGACATGTTTGAAAACTCGACGGCCGGCGGCGGGCCACTGCTGGTGGAGATCGCGTAATGGCGTCGCTTAGCGTACTCGCTCCTTTCGCTGTTGATGACTTGATGCTATCGAGTAGTACCGCGCCTGAGAACGATTACCCGGCGTGGGTGAGCACGACGGCATATGCCGTTGGTGATTACTGCATCAGCACGACGACGCATCGGGTCTACCAGTGCATGGCTGCCAACACTGGCAAGGACCCGACTGACCTCAAAAATCAGGACGGCACAACCACTGTGTATTGGCTCGACTATGGCCCTACCAATCGGTGGGCCATGTTCGACAACGAGGTGAACACGCAGACCATCGTTCCGTCGCCACTAACTGTGGTTCTTGAGGTCGGGAGTTTTACGGCGTTCTACCTGGCTGGACTGGATGCATCGCAGATTGATGTTTCCATTAAAGATGCGCCGGGAGGCAACGTCATCTATAGCTATTCGGGGCAGCTGGAGGGCTCTCAGCCGGCCGACTACGACGAATATTTCTTCGACCGCTTCAAGCCGCAGACGGATTTCATCGCCAGCGGCATAGAGCAGTACACCAGTGGTGAACTGACGATAACGCTTTCTTCACCGAGCGGAAACGTGA